CTGTGTTAAGGAGACCAAGGTTTGTCTGTGTACCCTCTTGAGGGTATACACATTCAGATTTCCTTGTCATGGAGAGTCTGCCAAGTGACTCAACGGTATATTTTACCGCTCTGGGTCTGCTTCGCTTCTGTATATATATTCCCTCAGCCGGTTTAGGCCGTGGGAACTTATATGCATGAAGCTTTCTACAAACTTATTATTAATTTCCCGGTGGTAATCACCACCTAGGATTTCATAATCATCTAGATTCTCCCGTAGCGATTTATAATTTATGTTGGAATGCCAACCTAATTTAGGAACCGTACGGTCTTTTCTTGTGTAATCGATTTTGAGAAGATACGCCTCTAAGGAGCCGTTATCCATCTCTACTCGAATATCTATCGGTTTAATCCTTGAGAATGTTTTGAGGGCAAGTATGAACTTCCCCTCATCACACTCGTTGAGGAACCAGTCTTTCATAGAAACTCGGTAAACAACCTTTGAGGTTAGTTTCTCGATTTCTAGTTGTAACTTTCGGTCGTCTGATACCAGTATTAGTACTGGTTCCAGGCAACTTTGCGAATTCTTTAAGATAACGGGATCGTCCTCTATTAGGTCCGTTGGTACGGGCCCGGGGTCTCTCCCATCTCTCATTAAGATTTGGGCGTCTAGCATCCAGTCTTCAAGTCTGTCTACGAGGCGTTCGTGCCTCGTAACTGGCTTTCTATCCTTAGGATAGGACTGTTTGCTAAACTTATTTCTCAGACCGATAAGCCCCTCGATTGAACTGACCCTTAAAGGGTCGTGTTCTTGGAGTAGCTTTTCTATACTGCAGTGATATAGACGTGTCTTCCTAAACGCCCTCATCATGTGAGGCCGTTGGAAGAACATGTCCCTAAACTTTTTCATGGCTCTGAGCAACTCATCATCCCTTGGGACTATGAGCTCCTCACAAGTGACTCTTAGAACTTCAAACAGGTCATTTTTGTTGACCTGTTCTGTAAGTGATCTTAACCTTTCATGATACAGATAGTACTTTGAGATTTCTGTCTCTGGTACCAATCTTTTTTCGGACTGTAACTTTGCTAGAACTCCCGGTGGGTACTTTCGTACTCATCCGGGTTCACTAGCGCAAACTGAGTTATAGGATGATCATCTGGGATCCCATGGACCTCCACGTATGATTCATTCTGGAAATGTTTATCAAACCTTACAGTTCCGCACCTGTTGGTGAGGTTCTTTGGTTTCTCTCCTATTAGTTCGAGTAATGTGTAGTATACTATACGCATACACACATTACTCTGGCTTTTCACGCAATTATACCATGTGGTCAGATCCCAGTTAACTGGCATCTTACCTACACCGTAGATTTGAGCTGGAAGATATACGGGGTATCTAGCTACACGTAAGTTTAGCGAGATGTCCTGCATTATAGAAGAAATTGAGAATAGATATTTCTCTTTAAGGGAGCCATCTTTTTCCACATATCCAATATCCTTACCTAACCCAGTCACCTTACCTTCCGTAGAGGAAGAGAAGTCGGCTCGGTCTTTCTTTGTATCTATCATATAACGGAGCTTGATTATATCAAGGTACGTTGAATATGTATTAGTTTTGAGTCGGTTTGCCCTCCTCTGCCCGTATTTGGACGTGGGAGGTACAGCCATTATTTCCTCGCAGTATGTGAACCAGTCGTCCGTGACGAATGTGTCTGCACTTGCGAATTTGTATCCTAGCATGATACATACTTCCTTAAAGGAGGATATGTATTTCGCTATATCTTCTTCGGAGGAGTCGGAACCGATGATGGCCGAGCCATCATCTCCGTTTCCTTCTGCGTAACTTTTAAGTTTTAGGTCGGAGGTTTCCTCTTTCGCGTATTTATGCGCGATTAAGTGAACCATCGATAGATTTACTTTAGTCATGGGGTCTCCCATCATCAATCCGTTGACGATGGTTCCGACCCTTTTCCCATTTACATACAAGTCCCTCTCGCCAGCCCAGACGTCCATAATGGCGTCGATCTGGTCGGAAGGGAAGTTTAAAGCTTTGAGAAGCTTACCCATCGCCATCCTCCCAGAATTATGGGAGGGGTGATCAGTGGCTTCTGAAAAGTCAAACGAAAAGACACGGAC